TCAGAGTGCGAACCCAACGATGCCCGCATTTCCCGCACTCGAAGGTGATTCGTTTCATCTTGGGGCCTAAAAAACGATCCGAATCAACCCACTCGGAATCGACGGGCGTGGTCGTCATCCCCGCCACTCCCGCCAGCCCTTCGGCTCGAACGCCACCGGCTTACCACCGGTGTTGCGCTGCGCCCAGAAGCCATAGGCTTCCCAGCGCTTGCCCGCGCCGGTTCCCGCCCAGCGTCGCGACGCCTGCCACTGCGCCACGACGCTCTGCTCGCCGTCGAGCGTCAGCAGCACCAGCGCATGGTCGTAGGGCGGCGCGCCGTAGCGCCCGCCGACTTCCGGCGGCTCCGGCACTGCATGCCAATTGCGCATCGGATCTTCGTGCTCGGCGGGCGGCAGCGCTTCGACCGGCGAATCGTCGCCAAACAGCGCATCGTCTTCCGACTGCGGCATTTTGACGCCCTCGTCAGGCGCTGCGAATTTGTAGTCTCTCGACTGCTTTGCCATCACACAAGCCCCAAATCAGATTTCCACTTCGGCGGTTCCGGCTCGGCGTTCGCCCGCTCCTCTTGCGTCCGCAAGAAATTGCGCACGATCGAGTTGACCGCCGTCTCCTGCTTCGTCTCTTGACCCGACTCAGCCTTCATCACCACGTCGTAAGTCAAGCCCTGAGCGATCATGTCCTTGCGGATCCACTCCGTCCAGGCGCGCGCCGCCAGCGCGGCGGCGAAGACACGATCGTCCTTCATGTTCTCGTCGGTCGACTCCGGCGCGCCGATCTCACCGTCGTTGACGACGACGTTCGACATCTCGCGCAGCAGGCCGAACGATCGGATCTCGATCTCGCGGCTGGAATAGATGCCGCGGTAGCCGTGCAACAGCTCCATCTTGGTGCGCCAGTTGGTCTCGAAATTGGCCATGTAGCTGGCGCCGGGGCTGTCGACCTTGTGGTAGAGATACCAGCGCGCCTGCGCGCCGGCGTCTTCCCAGCCGCGCGCCGCCGTCTTGACGACGTTCATCTCGGCGCCGATCAACTGACGCAGGTGTTCGAACTCGCTCATCACCAGCCGACCCGGCCCGCCGAGCTCGACGTTGCACATCGAATTGCGATAGGCGGCGCAGAGGTGGAACAGCACCCACGACGCATGCTTGGTTTCGACGTCGGCCGTAATGTACTCGGCGGCCTGCACCATCTTGTCGGCGAAGCAGCGGAACACCAGAATCGCATGGTGGTCCTTGTGGTCGTTTCGACCATAGGCCGGGTCGAAACCGATCACGTATTGCGCGCCGTCGACCGGCTCTTCCCACACCTTGAGCTCGACGTCGTCGACGTCGTCGACCGCCGGGTCCATCGTGATCATCTTGAAGTGGAAAAAGTCGCCGTCAACCTCGTAGCGATAGCCGTCGAAGATCGGCTGATCGTCCTGCATCCGCTTCATGTCCTGGCCGATCACCGCGACCTGGAAGAAGCTGTATCCGGTCTGGACGAAGCTCTCGTCCATCGTCCACGGTTGATTCTGGCTAAGCAGATCCTGCTCGGCGCCGGCCTTCGTCTCCTTCCAGCGAATCCACGCCAACTGCTCTTGCGTGACACGGTACTGGTAGAGCTTGTTCACTTCGGCGATGTGACGACTCTCTTCGCCATTCGGCGGCGGAAGGCCGAACACCGGAAAACGCGGATCGGATCGCGCAATCCGATTATTGTCGCCGGACCACCAGCCGATGAAGAACGTCCGCTCGGTCAAGCTGTTCAAACCAGCCATGCAGCGGGTTCGCCAGTGGTTCATGCCTTTCGACGTCGACTCGTAAACGAACAGCCGATCCGGGTTGTTCTGCGCGAATCCTTCCTCGAGCGACTTGAGCCCTTCGATGTCGCCGTAGCTGGCAATTTCAGTCAAGTGGGCGCAGGCGTAGCCCTGGCCTTCGCCCCAGGCGATCGACTTCTTCTTGGTGCCGGCGACAAGAAGGTCGAGCCGCGAACCGTTGGAGAAAGCCATCATCTGCCGGTTCGACTTGACGATGCGAAAGCTGTCGCCGAAGTAACCGTCGGGGAACGAGTTGATGTAGCCCTCGACCATCGCCCGATTAATCTCGCGGTTTTTCTCGGTGTCGGTGACGTGAACGCCGATCATGTTCGGGTGAACCGCGAGCCACAGCACGTCAACCAGCGCAACGCTGATCGTCGTGACCCCAAGCTGACGACTTTTGCTGCAGTTGAACGTGTGAATGCCATTATCGAGGCCCTCACCGACTTCGCGCAAGAACCGCCGCTGGCTCTCCCACGGAACCAGCTTTGAGCCGCGCTCATCAGCGCTCGTCGACTCCTTCGACTTGATGCGCAAGTCGTCGGAGAACTGCTCGAAAGCCTTGAGCCATTTCCTGGCGCGCGGAGCCATCAGGCAAGCCCCATCCTCTCACGCCACAAATCGTTCGCCGCCTGCTTCGCGTCGCGATCGAGCTCGCTCCACGCGACGGCCCCGGCCGGAACCGCGCCGGGATCGCCCGGCTGCACAGCTACCAGATCACCGGCGCAGTCAAATCCGGCGGCGAGAACGGCCTCCGCAACAGGCGTGTACCACGTCCACAGCGGTCGAATGCTGGCCTCGGGCTGGATGACCCATGCCGCGACATAGCCGACCTCGCGCTGCGGAATCGGACTGATGCGCGTGTCAGGGTCGATCCCGGTGACAGCGCCGGCGATGATGCGCGCCAACTTCTCGACTTTGTCGGTCACGACCGATGATCCTCCAGCAGCTTCTTCACTGCGTCGATCGTCGACATCGGGGCGTAGACCAGAAACTCGACCCCAACGCCGCCGGCCTTGATCTTCTCGCGCCGGTACGCCACCGTCTCGCCCACCACGGGCTCATCCGGCCTTTTAGCGCCCCACGTCTCCCACCGAAACAGCTTCGTCACAACGGGCATACCGTTCTCAACCAAGCACGACCCGCCGTCGACCGGGCCACCGATGCACACCAACTCGTCAACCATTTGTCGCCTCAGCCGTTACAGTAATCTTCGTAGGACGCATAGACCTTCACGCCATTGCGCCACTCGTACTTCGGTTTCGGCCACGACATTTCAGCGCGTGCCCACGGCTCGCCCCACGACTCGCGTTGCGCACGCAGTATCGCCGCGCGCTGCTCGGGCGTCATTGCCTCAACCTCGGCCTTCGCTCGGTGCAAAAGAAGAACCGTCATCACATCCTCGCATAGAACAACCGGGCGCTCTGCTCCTCGGCCGCAACGGCTTCTTGCGCCAACATTCGCCAGCGAATCGCCGCGACGACGGCACGCTCCCTGGCGCTGACCGGATCCGGCAACGCGCACAGCATATCGGGCAGCCGACACGGATCGATCGACAGATAGCCCTGGCAAGCTATCGCAAACTCCGAGCTCATATAGTCAGGATCGAAACTCACCCCGCGCCTCCCCGCTTCTCGGCCGCCGCCGGAACGCCTTTGTCGATCAGGTCGTGCGCCACGACGGTCGGCGGCCGGCCGAGTAGCTCGGCGAACGCCCACAGCCGATCGCGCAGCCTGGACGAGACGGCGATCGTGACGTGGTAGCGCTTGGCGTCGTCGCCCTTGTCGCGCCAGTGCCGCGTCATTCGCCGTTCTCGCATGTTACCGTCGGTAGAGGCGGAAGAGGGTCGGCGGTTGTCGGCTCTCGTCGCACCGGAACGCTCGGCGCACAGGGCGACTTCGCCACCCACTCGTCGAGTCGCGCCATCGCCCGCTCGCCCTGGCGCGCGATCACGATCAACCGCTGCAGCTTCAGATGCAGGCTCTGTGCGAACCACACGTTCGCTGTTTCAAGCAAATCACGCTCGAGATCGTCAAGTTCGCTCATCCGAAAGCTCCCGCACCCCAGAAAAAACAGATTGTAAACAACGCGCCGAGTCCCAGTCCGACATCGAACGAAACGGCCACGCCAACCGCAACGAAAACTATGACAAGGCTCATCGCTTCCGTACTCCAAACGCCCGCGGCCGCGAGCGATTACGCAGCCAACGCATGACTTGCGCCGCGGCGACCCAACCGGCGAGAAACCCGACGACGGCGCCGAGGCCGAACATCACTGCACGATCTCCTCGCCGACCCGGCACGGCGGCCACCAGATGCCACCACCTTCGCGCGGCTCATCGATACCGAGCCAAATCCAGTGCTCTTCACCATCTTCGCCGTAGCCGTCAAAGAGCGCCGGCTGCTCATTCTGCGACCAGTGCTCTCGGCTCGCCGCATGCGCCTCGTCGGTGAATTCACTCGGGTCAAAGCCGGGCGGCGTGAAGTCGACGTCCCACGTCGGCCTCGCCCAGTAGAACGCGCCGGGCTTGAACTTC